ATGGTTACCACGGGGCCGTAAGGATTATTCATCCGCATCTCAAGGTCAGACACCACCAAGGCGCTGTCGGTCCTGGCAAAGACGCCGCCGCTGCGTGCCTCGTCTCTCATCTTGGTGTACTTGCTGGGGGCCAGCACTCGCATCTCGGCCAATATCTCGTTGACCCTGCCGGTGTTGTTATTTCCCAACGCATCATAGAAGTCAGCCTCCAGGAACTCGGCCTGGCGTGCATCAATCTGCTGTTGCTGCTCCTGCAGCGCATTGACGGCACCCAACTCTTTTCTGGCTGCATCCATCACACGGAACCGACTGGCAGAGGTGGGGGACACTAGGCTGTCAATGTACGGATCACCCGTCTTGCCTTTGCGCACTGCATCATAAGCCAGAGACGGGTTGGCAGCCGAAGATACGAAGTTGGCCACCTTCCTGCCCTTGAGTTGCTCGATGTCGTTTCTAAACCGCTCTTGGTACTGGTTGGCCGCCTCTAGAGAGACAGTCATTGCAGCGCCATTAAAGAAGTTGCTCTGATACGAAGATATCTTCTTTTCTATATCAGGGTCTGTTATGTCTGCGTTGATCATTCCAGAGATCAATTGCAGGGTGTTGTCGTATGACATATCCGCAGCCACCTGATTGGCAATCTGACGCTGGCGAAGTTCTCTCTGGGAAATCTTGTCAATGACCGTGTTGCCAATGGTGGCCATGGTGGCTCTAAACTTTAGGCTGGCCTCTGGATCAATCTGGGCCAACTTAGGAGTAAACCCATCAGTAAAAGCGTTCAACTGGGAAAGGGCGGTCTCCGTATCCATTGGGGCACCGTTTTTATTTTTCCAACCAGTTTCTGCTTTTTTAAGCAGTTCAACCGCAACCTTCTTGCCCTCGTTCTCAGCGTAGGTGGATAACTCGATTGCCCGTGCCTTGCGCACCGCAGCATTGAAAACATTGAGCGGGTTTCCGTAACTTGGCACCGGCGCACTGCCATTGATCATGGCATTCAACTGCTCATCGGTGGCTGGCCTTGAGGCCACATACTGGTAGCCCTCCTGCTCGGCCATGACCCTTGCCTGGCCAAAGATGGCCGTACTCATCCGGTCGAGGACCTGGCCCAGGGTGCCTGCATATTGCGCAGCCTGCTGGAACTCCACCTCGGGGCGACGGTTCTGCCCGAAACTTACCGCAGGGGTGGCCGCAGACGGGGCCTGAGCAATCTGTACCCGGTAGTCTTGTGTCTGTGGAAGTTGTGCCATGTCTATGCTTTCGGGAAGGTTTTAGCGAACTCGATACCACCCTCGACCAGTTTGGCTCCTGCCAGCAGACCACCCTGGGCGGCGGCAATCTGGCCACTCTTTTGCAATGACCGGGCATTGGCAAGGGCCGCCTCTCGCTCATAGAAGGCCGAGTCATACCCAGCCTTCAGGATATTGGTGGCGTCTTCCATACCAAAGACCCTGGAGACCAGGGCGCTAAACTCCACCATGCCAACATCTCGGAAAGTGCCTGCGACATTCTGTTGTTGAACAGCCATGGCCGAGCCGCCGCCATAAGCCACACCATTGGCCGCTGCCCTGGCTCGGGCCGCTGCATTGGTCTTGCGAAGATCAGAGAGCAGGTTATTGGCCTGCACCTTGTAGTTCAGTTGCTCCAGTTGGGTCTGGAACTGCTTGCGGCCAGCCTGGAGTTCTGCGTACTCAACCTCTTTGTCGGCACGCAACCCTGCCATGCGCAGGTTTTCCTGGGCCTGCACAGCGTAGCCAGCCTGCTGCATATATCCCTGGGCCTGGGCGGCATATCCTGCCCCAATGCTGGAGACAAGTCCTGCCAGGGCCAGGGATTGGCCACCGGTCATTCCGAGTGCGGTTGGTGGGGCTGCTGGTGTCGTTGCCATGGTTATGATCCTTGATGCACTGCCACTTTATATTCCAGGCCAAGCAATGTCATCTTGAGCGGCAGGTTTTGTTTTACTTCGATGGTTACCTCCCGGTCATATCCACGCACCCCATCGAGGCGCTTGATCCCTGTGAACTCTTGAACGGGAAGGTCTAGCAGCGGGTTGTCAAAGTTTCTGAATGGAACCGGGTTGTCGTTAATAGTCAGGTGCTGGGTGTCATTGACCACAGCATCCACCTGCACAATCCGCTTCTTAAATGCAAGTCGGCTTCCAGTCTGCAACTTAATCTCAACCGGCATTGTGCGCACCGTAACCGTGAACGGCAGACCAACCTCGTAACTGGTGGTCGATGCTCTATCAAAAGTTACAGACCCACCGCCAGACACGGTTTCGTTGCTCTGCACAACCCCATCGGTGATTACATTGAGGCTTTTGCCAATGTGCGGGAGACTGCTTGCGCTTCCAGCAGCACCGCCAACAAAGGCGCAGTCGGTAAAGTAGTTGTATCCAAAGAGTTCAATAAAGTACCGGGTGGTGTTATTGAAGACCCGCTTGGTCACACAATAGATATCGGTGACATCCACGCCCACATCAATGAACTCGCCATCGGTAATGAACTCACTGGGTGCAACCACCTGTTGGCTGCGAAGCAGAGAGAAGACGGCCATGGTGCCGTCATCATCGTTGGTAATAAACAACAGGTCTCCCTCGTCCGTCGAGGTGGCCCTGCGCAGCGCAATCCGTGCTGGCCCCTTGAGCAGATGGCCGGAAAGCAGGGAGATGCGCTGGGTAACATAGGTCAACTGTGCGTCCGAGAACAGGAACTCATTGAGCGCTTTGCCCTGGCGCTGCACAAATACGGTCCCAGACTCAAGGGATTCAACTCTGGTGCCAGGTTTCATGCCATTGCGGCTGACCGCTTTGAAACTGATAGTGGTCGGGGTAATTGGGTCGGTGCCCTGCTGCGGGACGAAGAACTCACCGCCAGTAGTGAACACCTGCATATCCCGGCCAGAGATCATATCCACGATGACGTTCAACTGATTGGTGTCTAGCGTGGCCTCCACCGCATCATCGTCGAGCGCCTCGGAGATATTGAAGTCAAAGAAGAGACCAATCTTAGAACCCCAGACTGTCGATGGCCTGCTCTTCGATCCACCGAAGTACAGCCTGCCTTCATGGAAAGTAACCGTGCGTGGCCATCCTCTTGTCGTACTCCAGACCGGCTCATAAAAACACTCCAGGTCCCAGTTGCCAGTCGTTATGGCAGAGGTCGAAAAGAACGGAAACTCAACGATTGCGTTGACCGTGTCATCGTCAACGAACTCCACAATCCGTGCCCGTCCCTGTGGGCTGGCATTGACGTACTGGTTGACCGACTCCAAGGCAAACGGAACAACCTTGTAGTCATCATTGGTGACCGGGGCCGTGTCCCATGGCGGGAATACCGTAGCCACCTTGGTCGTGCCATTGTAGGCAGTAATCTTCCTGGCCTTACCGGACTGGGCGCCAGATGTCATCCGAACACACAGGCCGACATAGATTCCGTTTGTGCCAGACGCCGCACTCTTAAGCGTAACACTGGTGGTGGTAGCAGTCTGAAGTTTTCCGGTGTCGCTTGTGTAGGCAGACACATCAATTGTGATGTTCCCGCTCACTGCCGAAGGCGTCATTGTGGCCACAGGCACAAAGTTCTGCAGGTCGAATGCGTAGTTGGGGATGTAGTCAAACGTGATGGCCGTGGCCGTCCAGGAAGCGTCATTGGCGCCCCTGACAATCCGCAATGGCTGCAGGTCCGGGTGGACCACAATAAGCGTGTCAGCCGACTGGGTCCAGTTCAGATCATCGAGCATGGCCCCGGTAATGCTGGCCACTGTCAAATAGTCATTGGCGCCACCATTGATGGCCGGAACAACTGCGCCGTTCTTGATCACATACATACGCCCGGCAACGAAGCAGAGCATATAAGAGTCATCGACCGAGAACTCAAACGGGACCAGTCGCACGCCATTGGCTGCAGACGGTGTCGATGAGTTGGGCAACTCTAAGATTCGTTTTGTGCCAGGCCTGCGCTTTGCGCCACCCTGCGGCTGGATCACCACATTGGTCGCCTTCTGCAGGGCATTGTTGTACTGCTCAATGTCCACCCTGGCCCGTAACAGTGGGTCGAGTTCCCCCGTGCTGAAGTTGGTCTGGATGTCAACGAATCGAGGCATTAGAACCTCGCAGCAACTAGTTCGTAATCTTCGATGATCTGATTGGGCTGGCCGTAGGAGTCCATGTTCATGGCCTGCCGGAAGTATCCACCCCGGCCATTCTCACTCGGTGAGCCAATCGCAACGCCCTGCCAGTACACGGCCTTGTCCTGCTGTTCAGTAATCGGATAGGCCAGGTGCCAGGCCATCATGTACTTGAGCAATTGCACAAAGTACTGAGGCATGGCGAACTCTGCGGTCTGATAGGGATAGTCAATGAAAATCGTAGTTTCATTGGTCATCAACTTATCGCCAATGATTTCAAACTCTTTGAGTGGCCTGGCGTTCTGCCCGGAAGACACCACCACCGCCCTTGGGTTGCCAAGCGTATCGCCTGGCATCTGGTACTGATATGCCCACTCCGTGGTGGGGTTGGTAATTAGTTTGGCTAGTTGCACCTTCTTGTATGAGAAAGACCA